ATAGTAAGTTTCCTGCAGCATCTTGTAAACTTATTGCTACTCTACCAGTTTGAGCTCTTTTACCCTGGTCTTTGTTATCTACTACAGCTCTACTTTGTGCTCTTAAATCTGCTTGTTGTAGTTGTCTTCTTGTTTTGTCTGCTTCAAGTTGTCCTATTAGTCCAAATTGGTCATTTCCTGTTCTATTGCCTTGTTCATCAAATGTTAAACCTAGTTCTGTTTGTAAATCGGTGATACTTGCTGTAAAAGCAGTTCTTAAATCTTGGAAAGGAAGTTGTTTAAATTTACGTATTTGTTTATCAAGTGATTTATTTAATGTTTCTTGGTTTTGAGAAAATCTTTTTGAAGCTCCAGCAGCATTTGAATAAGCATTTGCTAATGTTATGAATCCTGATATTTGACTTTGAGTAAGAGGTACTCCTGCTTGTAGTTTCTCATTTAGTTCTCCTAACTCAGGGGCAAGAGATTCTAAGCTGTCTCCCATAGCTCTAGCTTGTTTCATGAAGTCACTATTATGTTTTGCACCTTTTGCAACTTCTTTATTATACTGATTTAGTCTTTTTGCAAGGTCAGTACTACTCATAGCATTACCGGATTGTTCTAACATTTGTGTAATACCTAGTAATCCTGCGCTTTCTCTGACTTCTACCATCTTTGATAGTTCTTTATTTAATTGTGTAAATTCTTCTGTAGTTTCTTTTGTCTCTTCTCGAAGTTTTTTAGCAGTCTCATCTAAGTCTCTAAAGTAGTTCACTAACGATGTAACTGCCTGTATTATCATAAAGACAATACCAATAATACCAGCTGCCATCATAGCTTTATTCATTGCTTTGGCTGCAAAAGCTGTGGCTCTAGTCATAGCTGTCATAGTTGCTTGATACACCATTTGTGTACCTCTATAAGCAGCTCTCTTTGCATTTTCTACACCTTGTACAATAGACCTTTGTTTTATACCAGAACCTTTTAACATTGCTTCTTGTGCATTCAAGTGGTTTCTAAACGCTCTTCTTTCTTGAGCGTTCATCTTCATGTAGATACCTTTCTTTTCACGCATCATACGTCTATATGCGGCTATTTGTCGTTTGTTAAGAGTTGCTCCGTCTTGGCCTTTAAAAGATTTTACTCCTAAATCTTGAAGTCCTTTCTTAGAGGCTGCTGCATCTACTGGGCCTCCTGCAAAGGCATCTCCTATTCCTTGCATAGATGCTTTAAATTCACTTGCATCTTCTAACATTTTTGCTTTGTGTCCTGCAAATCTTTCAGCGGCATCTTTTGCTGCCTTGTCCATGTCAGGTAGTAATGATTTGATAATTGGAGTAACAAATAAACCTACAGCGGCTATAAGTGCCATAGAGTTTTCTTTGAAAAAGTTGATAATTGGAATTAGTCCTTCAATGATGAACTTTTGGAATCCCATGAGTAGGTCGTCCATTTCTTTTTGGAACTGACCTAGTGCAAATGCATCTGGATCCATTATTTTTTGGATTGCTCCAAATTTGGTTTCTGCCTGTCCTACAACATCATTTAAAACAGCTTGTGTTCTTTCAAATGCATTTAATTGTTCTCTTGTTTTTCCGATAGAAACAGCATACTTTGTAGTTGCATTTTCTAATCTCAAAACAATACCAAGTTCGTCCAAGAGTTCTGGCTCTGCTTTCGTGACACCACGAACAAGCCTGTTAAAAGAATCTGTCAAGTCTCTACCAAGAGCAAGTGAAGCATCAGTTGCCGCTTTACCTAAGCTTTCCATTTGTCCAGCACTTAGTCCAGAAGCAATACCAATAGCAGCTCCTTGTGCAGCTGTTTTAAAGTCTAGCATACCTTTAGTAGCGTCTTGAATATTACGAGTTAAAGTTGCATAAGCAGTACCCGTAACTGCTCCAAAGGCCTCTTGTGCAGCCATAAGGTTACGGGTCTCCATTGAAGACTTTAAGAATTGAAATGCGGCAGTAAGCGCAAAGACCTGCGCTGCGATTGTTGCATAGACTTGAACAAGACCACCTTGCATGGTCGCCATCTTTGCAAATTCCTTAGTACTGTTTGATGACTGCTTTGTTACACCTTTCATCGCCCTATCGGTATTTTGAGCAGCTCGACCAGTCTTATTTAAATTCTTCGCTAGTTTCTCTGCTTCTTTACCTGTGACTTTAAAAGAACCACCATCGGTGGTTTTGATAATAATCTCAGCAGCTTGTATTTTCTTTTTTGCCATTTACCTTTTTGCTTTTGCTCGCCTTGCTGAGGCGTCTTGCTTACGTTTAAGCTCTGCGTTGATACTCATCGTCGAGTAGCTTTCAATGTGTTTTAAGAAAAAGCAAACAGTTTTTTTGTCATTCACGCCTTGTATAGATAGTAACCCCTCAAGAGCAGACCAATCTTTTCCCATATATGACCCACTCATACCGTCCCATCTATCAGGAAGCATAGCATGAATTAAAAATGCTTCCTGTATTTCTAAAGGAAAGTCCACCATCTCTGGTGGCATTTCTTCTAGTTTAGGTTCTTGACCTAGTTGTTCGCACATCATTAGATATGCGTCCAGACTTATGTTATCTGAATAATATCTTTCAATTAGAGCAAGTGCCCAAGCTACTTGCTCTGCGTAAAATTTTCGAGGTCACCAACCATTTCTGTTACCCAAGTATCAAAATCAGTAGAGTTTTTCATAAGAACTTCCACGTTATCTTGTGTGAATTCTAGTTCTTTTTCTTCCTCTTCTGGAGTTAAATCTCCGAGTAATAGCATATTTTTAGCATATCCAAGTTTAAATCCTTTCCACCCTTTAATTACTGCTTTAGTGTATTCGAATAAAAACTTATCATCGTCCATCACTTCTTCATAACTTCTTGTTTTTCTATTGAAGTTTTGAGTGACGCAACGTCCTCTTAGTTTTACGAGTTCTTCTCTCGCCAAGTAACAAAGAGATACTTTAAATCCTTCGCAACCTGGATAGTCAAATTCTACAGTTTTGCTTGGAGTCATAAGACTTTTTAGCGATACTGCTTTGACGTTTGTTTTCACTGTGTCGTTCATAAATTCCTGTCCCTGTAAGGAGGGGCGGCGAACCGCCCCTATATTGTTAAATTATTAAGATGTGTATGTTATACTTATCTCATTTGCTGAACTACTTGCTGTTGAAGAAGATAAATCAGATGGTAAGCCGTGGAAGGCTACATCTAAACTTACTACATCTTCAATACTGTGTGTAGGTAGTTCAAAGTGTGCTTTAGGGATAGATACGCTCACTCTTGGTGTTTGTCCAGCTCCCCCAATGTGGAAGTCTAAATCAAACGCAGGAGATATCTGTCCTGTAGCTTCAATCATGTTCTCAAACAATTCTGCTGAGCCATCATTTGCTGTATTTAGGTAACAAGTAAAGTTACCGCTTACAGACCTAGTACCCATTACATGCCCTAGTGGTTGGTTAACAACACCTAGAGTTTCTGGTGTTAAGTATGTAAGGTTATTTTCAATAGTGATGTTTCCACCTGTTAACACCAAATTATATGATGTTGGGTGAGAACCATCTGTACCTGTTGATGCAGAAGCATCAAATGCTACTGTCATACTTGTTAGTTTTTGTCTAACGAAGTTACTAGTACTACTAATTCCTTCATTGATTAAACCTTTTGTTGTTGTTCCTCCTGCTGCTGTATTCAGCTGTGCAATTTCAGTAATGATTTTACCCTGTCCAGACCAGTTAACTTGTGCTAGTCCTTCAATATCAAAGTCAATAGACGCTGAGCCTACTGAACAACCTTCAATTTTGTAAATTGTAACGTCTCCGCCTGCTGAGGTATCATAACTTGATACATCATCATCTTTAGCCGCTCCCATTACAAAGAATAAGTCAAATACTCCTAATGCAACTTTGTTGGAGTTTTGGAAGTTAAACACGTTTGGTTCAAATGAAGCCACTGTAGGTGCTCCTGTTCCGCCAACTGCTAGATTATAAGTAGTGGCAGACATAGCGCCCCATAATGGGCCTTCAACTGCAAATTTCTTTGCGTTACCTGCGTGAGAACCTTCTCCACTAGCAATAGTATAAGTATCACTAGAGTCTGAGGTAGACGGTCTCATGTATGTACTGAAACTCCACTCCGCTGGAGCGTAAGAATCGTTAAACATAGCTCTACCCCTTTTACTGTTTAGGTTAGTTCCGTCTGCTGCTTCACTTAAAGTAATCTCTGAAGTGTTTGTAGCCTGACTGAAAGAAAACCCATCAAGTACTGGTATCTCATAAAGTGCATCATCTGTACCAGAAGCACTAGCGTGCCACTTCATGAATACTTTGGTATCTCTACTAAAATGAAATGCCATTTTATTCTCCTATCTCTCTGAAAGAGCTTTGCCAAGTATTTACTCGGCGTAACTTTTTCTAGTATTGAATCTCAGCGATGACTTCTCCGACACCGAGAGGTTCTAATACACCTTCGTCTGTATCGACAGAAAGAATTGTAGTCTTTACTGTCTTTTGAGACGTACCTGTTGAATCTGTATACGTTAAAGGATCGTTATCTTCAAGTACAGTTTCAACGTCTTCTAGTAACTCTTCTAATGCTAGTATTACATCATCTTCATCATGTACATAACATCTAACAGTTACTCGTAAAAATCTAAATCTAAAACCTCCACCATCATATGTTCTGGTTTCGGCTCCTGCCCCTACTTGGATTGCGGGGAAGTCTGTTACTTCGTCCCAAAATCTAAGTCTTGGCTCAACACTTTGAACTGCTGTTCTAAAAGGAGGGCTGCCGTTTAAACTTTCATTTAGCTTATCAGCATATGCTCCTACTATGGCTCGTCTACGCGTTGAATATTTTCTTGCTGTGACTGAATCCATTAGTTTCTCCTAAGTGTTGTTGGTTGTCTACCTAGTATCCCTATTGCGAGTTCTCTAATAGACTGTCCAATTATCTTTCTAGGGTCTCTTTGAACACTACCTTGTTTTCCTCCTGGCTCAAACGTTTCATAAGGATTTCTCATATAAGTATAGTCTATATGTAATCCACCTCGTGGCCCAATATTTACATTTTCTACCCTAGTTGAATTTGCAAATCTACCTGTTCTATATTGTAGAGCAGGTTGAGTCATTTTACTTGCCACCATTTCAGGTAGCGCTTCATTTAAAATATTTCTTAAAGCTATTGGGCTTTCAGCTGTTTTTCCTTGCCCTCTTTTTTGTGCTTGTTTTTTCTTTGCTGCATAGTCTGCGGCGGCGCTTTTAGTAATCGTTTTTTGTAACTTTCCTATTGTAAAGCCTGCTGTTCCTCCAGCTCTTCCTTTTTTAGGTAGTCTTTTCTTTAACCTTTTATTAACCTTTAATCTAAAGTCAACTCCACCTTTACTGCCTTTTTTCTTATTAACACTTCTTGCTATAGTGTCAATTACAGTATTAGTATGCCAATCTTCATACATTTCTTGTCTAGATTTTGAGCCTGTCATTGTTGCCCACATTCTAGCCATAGTAGGAAGCTTTGAGTTTAGCTTCTTTGTAGCCCTTCTAACTAAATCCTCAGTTACAGCTTTATAATCAAAAGGATCCATAGCTCTCTGTGCCATGATTCCTGTTGCTGTAGAAGCTCTAGAAATAATTTCCATTTCTATT